TCTGCTGGGGTAAAATTGCTTCTGGCTCTACTGAATTTTCCTTTCCGGCTGCGTTTATAGACACAAACTACGCTTTTGGCTATATGAGCACAGGTACATACACTCTGCCCAACGGTAGTATGTCGGATAGCAAAGTGGATAGCCGGTATGTCAGTAGCTGCACTACAACGGGGCTGTCTCTAGTATCAAGCGGTGGTGGGATCAGACTCATCGTGATCGGCCGATGGAAGTAAGGAGAGAAGCAAATGGATATTACACTCGGATATACCGTTGCAAAACCGGTGGTGACGCAGGAACAGTGCGACGCATACGCCGCTATGGCACAGTCTGTGAATGCCCACAATGCTGCCTGTGCCGTTGGAGATATGCTGTGGGAGATTACTGACAATGGTGAATGTTATACGGTGGCAGAAGGCGGAACGGTGCCGGAGCCTGAAGAAGAGCCCGACCCGGAACCGACGATGGACGAACGGATGAAATCGCTGGAAGAGCAAAACGAAATGCTGAAACAGTGCTTACTGGAAATGAGTGAGACTGTGTATGCTTAAACAAATCCACAGAAAAACAGAAAGGTTGGTATTTATGATGGCAATGTTATGGGCACAGGAGATCATGAGCTGTGAAACTACTGAGGACGCGAAGGCACTGTATGCCCGCTGCCCGCGCCTGCTGAAGAGCAAGGTAAAGGACATTCTCGTGAAGAGCGGGTTTGAAGAGATCGTGCAGGAGGAGTAAAGCCATGGAAAAGACCATCATGGACGTTTCCCGCCATCAGGGTACGATCGACTGGGACAAAGTCAAGGCATCCGGCAAGATCGACGGCGTGATGATTCGTGCCATGGGCAACAGCGCTGCGGGCAAACCCAGCGCACCCTATACCGACCCGCAGTTTGCCCGGAACTACGCTGAGTGCAAGCGTCTGGGCATTCCCTGCGGCGTGTACGGGTATTTCAAGGCTGTTAACAAGACGCAGGCCGATAAAGAGCTGGCCTATTTCAATAAGCTGCTCGCTGGCAGAACCTTCGAGCTGCCCGTGGTGGTGGACATTGAGGACAAGGTGCAGCAGGGCGTCGGCAAGTCGGCACTGACTGACCTGACGGCCCACTGCCTGGGCACGGTGCAGAGCTGGGGCGTTTACGCCATGCTGTACACCGGCCTGTATTTCGGCAACACCTTCCTGTACATGGGCGGCGCGGCCCTCAAGCCTTACGATGTATGGCTGGCTGCCTACCGCAGCACAAAGCCCTCGCCCGGCTGGCCGTTCGGCATGTGGCAGTACACCAGCACCGCCCGCGTGCCGGGCGTGAATACCCATGTGGACATGAGCCACGCTTACAAGGACTACGCGGGCATCATCCAGAAGAAGGGCCTGACCCGTCTCCGGGAGGGCGCATGACCGAAAAACAAGCTCTTTTGTGGGTGCTGGGCATCCTGGGCAGTATGTGCGCCGGAGCGGTAACGTTGGACAAAGTGCTTGATATCATCCACAAGTACATCAAAAAGGCGCAAGCCCCGGACGACGCACAGAACAAGCGGCTGGATGACATTGAGCGGCGGCTTAGCGATGTTGAGACCGGATACGCGCAACACAGCGCAGCACTCAAGCGCGACCTGACCCGCTTTGATGAAATCGACGAAGTGAGCCGCCTGACACTTGACGGCGTGCGTAATCTGCTGGACGCTCAGCTGTCCGGTAACAATCACGACGGGATGCAAAACAGCAAGACCGCCATTGACAACTATCTTTTGAAGGGAGTAACAAATCATGGAAGCAATGCTTAATTTTATCCCCGCACCTATCGCACTGGTGTTTATGGCCGTTGGCTTTATCTCTCTGACTGTTGGCTGCATCCGTCTGGGTTACAAGCAGACTGTCAAGCAGCTGGCTTACAAGCTGGTGTGTGACGCAGAGGACAGCATCATGGGCAGTGGTCAGGGCGCGAAGAAAAAGGCACAGGTGTTCGCCGCCCTGCGCGCTGCCTGCCCGAAAGCCATTCAGTGGGCTATCACTGATGAGGTGCTTGACGCCGTTATCGAGGGCGCTGTCAGCCTGATGAAAAAGGCACTGGCTGAAAAGACACCCACTATCAACAAGGAGTAATCTATGATCGAGCAAAGCGTATCTCTCGCATCCAATGGCGTTATCAAAGTGCCGGGCTATGAGCAGCTGGTGCGCTTTGGCTACACCAAGAACCGGGGTGTGTACCGGCTGGCTGTCACTGCATCCGGTGAATGGCAGGGCTTGACCATTCGGGCGTTCTGGCACACGCCCACCGGCGACCCGCAGTCCAGCCTTGTGGTGGACGGCATGGTGGACGTGCCTGCCAGCGTAACCGCACAGCCCGGTGATGGCTGCATCACCTTTGAGGGCAGCGACGGCAGCAAGACCGTGACCAGCGCCGACTTGAGGTATCGCGTGTCTGCCAACTCCGGCACAGAGGATGGCGACATGCCCGAACCCGGCACGCCTGCATGGGAGCAGCTAGTGGGCACTGTCAAAGAGAATTCTGCCACCGCAGAACAGGCCAAGACCGACGCTCAGACCGCCGCAAAGCAGGCTGATACGTCTGCCGGGGCCGCTGCCACCAGCGCAGAGAATGCAAACCAGAGCGCTCAGAAGGCCGCCGATAGCCTGCAAGAACTGAAAGACGGCATTGCAAACGGCGACTTCAAGGGTGAAAAGGGTGACAAGGGTGATACGGGCCCGGTCGGCCCTGCTGGCCCTCAGGGTGAGCACGGCGAGCAAGGCCCCACCGGTGCGACTGGAGCCACTGGCCCGCAGGGCGAAACAGGCCCTCGTGGCGAACAGGGCCCGCAGGGCATTCAGGGTGAACGCGGCCCACAAGGTGAGCAAGGCCCCAAAGGTGACACCGGTGAGACCGGGCCGCAGGGGCCTAAAGGCGAGACGGGCACCCCTGGCAAGGATGCTGCCATCGACTCCACCCTTTCCCACGAGGGCGAAGCCGCCGACGCAAAAACTACTGGCGATGCAATTCGTAATGAGACTGAACGTGCTCAAAAGGTTGAAAATGAAATTAAATCCGATATAAACAACCGATTTGCTTCGCAGAACATCCTTATCGGCACGGAGACTGGCAACCCCATTAGCGTTGACGATGCCTTTGCTGCTCCCTTGTGCGGGTTGACCGTGTACGGCAAGAGTACGCAGGATGGTACGCCTACGCCTGATGCTCCCGTTCCTATTGTGAGCGCGGGTGACAGTGGCAGTGTTACGGTAAAGGTGACGGGAAAGAACATCCTCGATATGCGCAAGAGCAGAGTATCAGATAAAAACTGCGGTGTAACTTACACCCGAAATGCCGACTATTCTTTTACCAGAACCGGTACAGCTACAGAAACAACGGGCAATGTGTGGCCGTTTGGTGGTTATCAGGTTTTACCAAAAGATGATTTGTCAAACGTGTGTTGTGTCCTGCGCAAAGGTGTAACGTACTACATAAAGGACTGTATGCTGTTTGCGTTTGAGCCTATTTCATTTACTGGCGTGGTTAAGACAAACAAGGATTATTATATTACCGGTGTCCGAAATGAAGTTTTCACTGTTGGAAAAACCTATAATGACATCGTTTATCCATCCGTTTTTGTTGGCAAAAAGGATTTAGGCTATGAACCCTACCGCGAACAGCTCCTCACTCTCCCCACTCCCAATGGCCTGCCCGGCATCCCTGTTTCTTCTGGCGGCAATTACACTGACCCACAGGGCCAGCAGTGGATATGCGACGAGGTGGACTTGGAAAGAGGGGTGAAGGTGCAGAGAGTGAATAAGACTGCTTTTGATACCACAAAAGCGATTGCCGAGCAAAATAACGCTACTCTCGCCACCCCCATCGAAACCCCGCTCACCCCTGCCGAGATTGCCGCCTACAAAGCCCTCGCCACCTACGGCCCTGACACCGTAGTACAGGCCAGTGACGGTGCTGGCATCAAGCTGGACTACCAGAGAGACGTGAACATCGCAATTAAAAAGCTGGAGGACGCAATCGCGTCTATGACCTAAAGGAGGTATATATGGCTATCAAAAGTAAAGCACGGCACGACCTGACACTCCGTTCCATCAAGCGGGAAATCGCAGTAGGCTACGACGTGGCGTTTTGGCTGGACAAAGCCTACACCCACCTCGAAAACGGCCTGTTCGATGAAACCGACATTGCCGAAATCGAAGCGCTGGCACAGGCGTACTACGATGCGCTGGATGCGGAGGACGCGGCAGAGCAGGAATCGGAAGAGACGCCGGAACAGGAGGAATAATACCATGAGCAGCACTACATACAAGCAATTTCGTTGCACCACGAAAATGGTATGTTCCCGAAATAAATGTCGGGAACATCACCATTTTGCCGTGCTTGGCAATATGGTGCGCAACGCCGGACAGCTGCCGCAGCCTTTCTGGCTCGGTGCTGCCTGTGGCAGTGGCTCGGGGAGTGGTGCCCCCCGCGCCGCC